GTTCCTTTGAAGACCGCAGTGTTCGTTATGTCTGCGAATCTTCTATTGGTCCGCTCTTAGTAATGGGTGGACATTTGTATTGGTTTGATTATAAGAATCCCTCTGGTCAGTGGTTGACTGGATTTCTTAATTCTTTTGTAAATAGAGTTATTATGAATTTTATGTTTTACTATTCTCAATATTTGTCTAATGATCCTGAATATCAGCGTCAAAAGATCGACAATGTTCTCTCCTTTGCTATATATGGAGATGATAATGTTTGGTCTATTAATGCTAAGTGGGGTAAGTATTTCAACATGATATTGTTAGAAGATTGGATTTTCCGATATTTTGGTATGACGTATACAACCCCATCTAAAGGACAAATAGATAAACCATTCCTTGAATGGGAAGAGATTGAGTTTTTGAAACGAAGATTTGTGCGGGATGGGACTGCTTGTAAAGCACCTCTTGACGTAGATAGTATAACTAATATGTTGCTATGGGTTCAAAAACCATCTGCAACTACTTTTCCTCGGGTTACTGTTGAAGATCAGTTCTTACTTAATGTTGAGACTGCTTGTTCTGAGTGGTTTCATTATGGTAGAGAACGTTTTGATAAAGAAGTTTCCCATATGAGAAGTTATGTTACTAAGTGTGGTCTTCCCTGGACTGGAAAGTCCTATGATCATTACGATAAGAGGTGGCTTGCTGCCCAACTTGCATAAATTTTATTCATCGTACGCCTAGTGTTCGTAAATTTCTAGGAGTTTTAGTACTGTTCTGAAAAACAGCCCCTTGTTGTGAGTTTCGGGTTTAAACTCTCATAGAACTTGTAGTAAGTCCGTCTGACTGGTGGTCGAAAATGATCAGTCTCTATTTGGTAAGTTCTCGAAGAAAGAAGAACTTCCTGGTTTTATAACATGACGTGGTTCCGACGATATAGGACCGATTGCAAGGAAATGCTTCCACTCGAGTATGAGTGAGTGTCTAGTGATCAATTATTGACTTCCTAAGTTATTATGGCTTAGACACAGAATAGGGGATTTAAGGGGAGATCGATTAGTCGTATCGATCTTCCAATACTTTTAGGACGACTACCGAACAAAATTTTGATTTAGATTTGGGGAATGCTCCAGATGCTACGGAGAGTGTTGAGAATGTTGCTACGTTTCAG